CAAACCTTTTATTAATGCGTGGCGATGCATACAACGGCACAATCGACAGAACATTTATTATTTCTGCAACTGATGGCACAAACATTGTAAATTATGCTTTTAATGGTCGTGTTGGTCAATTTACTGTTGATCCTAACCCAACGGCTGAAGCTAAATGCACATTTACAATTCATCCGCGTGGCAATCAATATGGTTGGTCAAACAACGCTTAATAAGGATTAAATATGAAATTATTAGAAGCGATTGAAATACTAACAAGCACTTATCAAAGCCTTGATACAGTAGCTTTAGGTTTACCTGTTGATGCTAAAGAGGTTGCTGAAGCTTTAAATAAAGCTGATCCTGATAGCGCAGAATATGTTGCTTTACAAGCTTTAGCTAAAGTTAATCCTTACGAAAACACAAAAAAAGAAAAGGTAATACACAATGACGACACAAATCAATAATAGCGATGACTTATTAAGTTATTTGGTATCCCAAGCTAATTCAGGTCAAAAGAATTGGTTTGGGTTTGCCCAACAACGCTTAACAGGTATTAATTTAGCCCATGAGATTGCAAAACATCATGCGGATAAATTATCGCCTGAAGAATGTGTTGATTATGCTATTAAACTAAATAATGCAATTTATCATAAAATAATTAAGGCAGATTAATGGCTACAGTCTTTGAAATTAAAGGACTAAAAGAAACTCTTGAAGTTTTTGAGCAATTAAGAAATGATATAGGCGATCAAAAATCTACAAGTAAAGTTTTGATCCCAGCAGTAAAAGAAGCTATGAAGCCTGTTTTATCTATGGCTAAAGCACTATCACCTAAAGATACAGGAACTTTGGATAGATCACTTTATATAACAGCAAGGCGACCTACAGTAAAAGATAAACAATCAAGATATGTAAAATACCAAGATTCAGTTATATCTTTAGTTTCTACCAAACCAATTCCTAAATCTTTAAAAAATAAATTTAAGGCTTCTCATGGGCATCTTAAAGGTGCTGAATTTAAGAAAGCTAGAAAATCTTTTCTTACACAGCAAGGTTATCTTGCTGATGGTAGAGCGGCGGCAAATGAATTTGGAACTGCTAAAATGTCAGCAAAACCATTTTTAAGAGTTTCTTTAGAATCACAAGCGCAATCGGTAAGTGCAACATTAGGTCAAATTTTAAAACAAAAGATTGAACAATATAAGGCAAAAAATATATGAGTAAATTAGGATCAGCATTAGGTAAAAAATATGAAGATAATAAATTATCTATTCTTACTAGAACTTTTGAATTAGGCAATCATACATTTAAAGTAAGAGTGCCAAGCGTTCAAGAAATTGAATCTATTTATGAATATTTCAAAAATCCTGACGAAAAAGAAATAGAAGAAATTTATCAAGAATTAAGTAAAGATTTAATTAAATTTAAAGACGAAGCAAACGATAGCGTTGAATTTAAAGATGATGACATTATTGTGGATGGCAGATCAATTAAAGAAGCGGCTAAAAATAAATCTACTATTCAACACAGAATTGTTGAATATATTAAATTTTTAATTCCTGAAGATGGACAAACATTAGAAGGTATTGAATACAAAGATGTAGAAGCTGAATTTCCATTAGCTATTCAATTGACTTTAGTCGATAAAATTAATGAAGTTATAGCACCTGATTATAAGGAATCTCGTTTAAAATAATTGGCTCATTAAGAACTCAAGTGCGAGCGGCACTGATTTTTAATGGGCATACACAAGACACAATAAACGCATTAGATGAAGCCACAATGCACTCAATTATGGTTATGTATGCTGATGGTGCTTTAGGAAATAAAAGTGTAGCAGTAGGGTTGGGAACGCTAACCGCAGGCGTTTTTAATTATTTAAAAGCAAGTAATAGTCAAATTTATAAACTTAAAGATATATTAGGCGCAACTTATCAATATTATTATAACGAGCCTGAAGTATCCGCAAGCGAATCACTACTTACTTTTATGAGCCAAGCACAAGGATTTGATATAAAAAAATTTAAAGGGTAAGTAAAATGTCTTTAATATCGAGATTAGGTGTTGTTTTAGGACTAGATGCTGGCGAATTCAATAAAAATTTAGGCATAGCTCAACAACGCCTTCAAGGTTTTAATCAATCTATTATTGGTTCTCGTTTAGGTGTAGCGGCAATTGTTACAGGTTTTGCAGTAGCTTCAACTTCAGCAATTCGTTTTGCAGATAGCATTAATGATGTTGCTCAAGCTTCCGAACTTTCTGTTCAAACAATTTTAAGATTAAATCAAGCCGTAGTTATTAATGGCGGTAAATCTGAAGCCGCCGCAATGATGGTTGCTAATTTTTCGCGAGCAGTTTACGAAGCTAATAATCAAAATGAAGATATGCAAAAAAGCTTTAAAAAGCTTGGTATATCTATGGATGATTTACGCACAAAATCTATGGAAGAATTGCTCACAAAAGGCATAAAAGGATTTGGAAATTTAAAAGATTCTACAGATAGAGCTGGTGTATCTATGGATATATTTAAAAAAGTAGCTAAAGGTATTGATTTTAAAGGTGTTGAAGATGCATTTTCTAAAAATAAAGATTCATTTTCAGACGCGCAAAAAGCTTTTGAATCAATAGGCAATGCACTAGATAACCTTCAAAAATTATCAGATACAATGAAAACAGGATTTGCTATTCAAATAGGTGGCGCTTTTGAATATATTACAGATAAAGTTATTGATTCTTATAATATGATGGCAAAATTTAAAAAATTTTTAAATGAACATTTAGGTGCTTTTGCTAATTTTGTTCCTGGCGCTATTTATATGCCAAATGAAGAAATTACAAAAAGAGGAACTAACGATAAAGCAGATCAAGAAAAAATTAATAGAGCGCAATTACAAAATAAAGAAGCTATTGCACTTGCTAAAAAACAAGAAGAATTTTATAGAAAAGAATTAATGATTACAGAAGCAAAAAGACAAAGACTTGTAGAAGAAAAAGGATTGGTTTTTATAGGTGAATCAGAAAGAAATCTTGCGCTTGCATTATTTGACATTGAAAAGAAAAGACTTCTTTTGGTTCAAGAAAAAAAAATGACTATAGATCAATCAAAACAATGGGCGCAAAGCGAAGTAAATTTAGCTCATTTTATGTATCAAAACGAACAATCACAAAAAACATTTGAATATGGTTGGAAAAAAGCTTTTGCTACTTACACTGAAAATGCTACAAATTATGCAAAATTAGGTGAACAAGCATTTGTATCTTTAACACAAAATATGGAATCTGCATTAGATAAATTTGTTCAAACAGGCAAATTAAACTTTAAAGAATTAGCCGCAAGTATTATTCAAGACCTTATTAGAATTCAATTAAAAGCCCAAGCTACTTCTTTATTTAATAGTTTAGGTATAGGTGATTTTTTTAGTGGGATATTTAATTTTGGTGGCGGTGGTGGCGGAACAAGCATTCCAATTAAATTTGCTGATGGTGGCAATCCAGCTGTAGGTGTTCCTTCTATTGTAGGTGAAAGAGGTCCTGAATTATTTATTCCTAATACTTCAGGCACTATTATTCCTAATAACAAATTAGGCTCTATGGGCGGTGGACCGCAAGTAGTGTATAATGGACCTTATATTGCTAATATGAGTGCTATTGATACGCAGTCAGGTTTGCAATTCTTGGCTAAAAATAAACAAGGTGTATGGGCGGCTAATCAATCAGCTCAACGCGGACTTCCACAAAGCAGATAATATATGACTACTCTTACCACTGTCCTTTCTATATCTGAATCCATAGGCATTGATGACCATAGATTTATTGGTCAAATGATGAGCCGAAATCAACGCATTGCTACTTCTGAAATTATTGGAGTGCAACCATTTGGCTTTGAAATGAAGCCTATGAATTATCTTTTGTATTCTCAAAACAGAGCATTGCTTTCAACATTAAGAGCGGCTGATCGTGAATACGAACAATATCTAAATTTTGGCTCTACAGGCTGGTCTAATTATATTGCTTATCAAGGTGATATGTCATCAGCTCAAATTGGCACTTGTCAATATCAAACATCAAGCGCAAATAAAACTATTGTATTAGGAAACTTACCTGCAATAGCAGGATCATTTACTAGCTCATCTTATATTGTAAAAACAGGCGACTTTTTACAGATTGATAGATATTCTTATATAGCTACTGCGGATGTTCAAAGAGGATCAGGAACAACAGTTAATATTCCTGTTCACAGAACTATTATGACTACACTTGCAAGCCCTATGAATGCAGTGATAGGTCAATATGGCACTACACAATCTATAGGCGGATCAACATACACAGGCGTTACATTTCCTGTAATTTTAAATTCTTATCCAACTTACACACTTATCCCAATGACCAATGATTCATTTATCCAATGGTCAGGAACATTTAAAGCAATAGAGCTAGTCTTATCTTAATAAAGGAAAATATATGCCATTACCAATTACACTACCTTATACCTTTGCAACATCAACTTCAGCAATACCTTTAGCCAATTTAGATAGCGACCTTTCCACTATTACTACTGCGGTAAATGGTTTAGGTTCAGGAACATACACTTTAGCCACTCCTGTTTTGGGTGCGGCAACTGCAACATCTTTAATTGCCACAGGTTCAGTATTATCATCAGGAACTAGCGGTTTAGGTTATAGCACAGGTGCAGGATCAACTGTTACACAAGCTACAAGTAAATCTACAGGCGTTACATTAAATAAAATTTGTGGTCAAATTACAATGAATAATGCGGCATTAGCGGCAGGTGCAGAAGCTACATTTACAGTGACTAATTCAACAATATTAAGCACAGATGTTGTTATTGTTAATCATGCTTCAGCGGGAACTGCTGGTGCTTATCTTGTTAGTATTTCAAGTGTAGCTACAGGATCGTTTGGCATAACAGTATCTAATGTATCAGCAGGATCATTATCTCAAGCTATTGTTTTAAATTACGCAATTATTAAATCTGTTTCTGCATAATGAATAATATTAATTTTAATCCAACTGATATAAATTGGATTAATAATTCCAATGCAGTTATAACTTGGACAAATAGCTCAAGCACTACAATAGCTTGGGAAGGTTGGGGAACATCTTATTCAATACGAATGGCAGATTTCATTCGTGTAACTACTACAGACGCAGAAGGTGATACTCAAATATATAGGCTTGCTTCAACGCCTTCAGTATTAACTATCCCTGCGGTAGATAGTGAGCCTTTTGATGCGTTAGGTGCATTAGTAAAAGTAGGTGATGCAACAAGGGATATTAAATCAACTGCTAATGAAACTTCTATTACTTTAATTGGTATTGATTCTGCTGAATTAGGTTGGGTATTAAGCAATAAAATTAAAGGTTCACTCATTGAAATGTGGCATGGATTTTTTGATGAAAATAATGAATTAATAACTAATGGCGGCACAGGTGGTCTTTATAAATTTTTTACAGGTTATGTCAATTCATTTAACATAACAGAGCAATGGTTTGAAGATGCAAGAATGTATTATGGTGTCATTAATGTAACCGCTTCAAGCATACAAATTATTTTACAAAATGGAACTTCAGGTCGTTACACTAATAATAATTCATGGCAATTTTTTGATAGCGGTGATACATCAATGAATCGTGTATCAGTCATTCAAAATATTAACTATTTCTTTGGTAAAGACAAAGATATAAGCGTATATAGAACTTGATAAGACAAGCTAACAAATACGACATAGACAAGATACTAGAGCTTTTAAAAGATTTTGCTATAAAAACTGAAAGTCAATTAAAAGGAAACCCATTAGATTGGTCTAAAACTTATGTAATGCAACTCATTACAAATATAATAGCAGGGCAAGGTTTTATATTAATTGATGATGAGCAAACAGGAATTTTAATTGCTTATAAAAATCATTGTTTTTGGAATGATAAAAGTATTCAGTTACAAGAAGTCATGTTGCATGGATATAATAAATTTGTTATTGCTAGGTTGATTAAAGAATATATCAAGATAGCAAAAGAATTATTAAGAAAAAGGGAAATCAATCAAGCTACAATGTCATCTTATGATGATTTAAAATTTGAAAGATATGGCATGAAAAAACTAGAATATATATGGGAAATTAAATGAGCTTTATAACAAAAGCATTTTCATTTTTTAATTTTAACCCATGGACTTTTGCGCTTCAAATGGTGGCAAGTGCTATATTGTCTAAACTTCTTGCGCCTAGCCCACCAAGTCAAGCCGCTCAAACACCCGAGCCGAATCCTGGTTCTCGCGCACAAACTCCACCTGCTGGTAACAATAAACTTCCTATTGTTTATGGTCAAGCATGGACAGGCGGTATTATTACAGACCTTTCTATTACTACAGACAATCAAACGCTTTACTATGTATTTGCTTTATGTGAAGTCACTAATACTGAAACAGGTTCAAGCGTAGGTGCGGCAGACAATATAACTTTTGGTGATATATATTGGGGTGGTAAAAAATGCGTATTTGATGCTACAGATTTAACAAAAGTAATTGCGCTTGAAGATCCAAGCACAAATGAAAATCAAGATATATCAGGTTATATGAATGTATATCTTTATAAAAATGGCTCAAGTAACCCTGCTAACACAAGCGATAGTGCAATAACAATTATGAGTGATGCTAATTTAACTTATAAATGGGACGCTTCTAAAACTATGACTAATTGCGCTTTTGCAATTATCAAACTTAAATATTCTCAATCAAGAAACCTTGTAGGTCTTAATGCTACTAATTTTCAAGTCACTAATGCAAGATCAGCTCCTGGTGATTGCTTTTTAGATTACTTAACATCAACTCGTTATGGCGCATCAATACCATTAGCAAATATTGATACTACAAGCCTTGATGCTTTAAATTCTTATTCTAACGCGCCTTTAGGATACACCACTTGGACAGGTGGTTCATCTTCAATGTCAAGATTTGCATTTAATGGTCAATTAGATACTGCACAAAAAATAATGAAAAATATTCAATCAATGGCAGATTGTTGCGATTGTTTGGTTAAGTATAATGAGATCACAGGACTTTGGGGAGTTATTGTTCAAACGCCAACTTATAAAATTTCTATGGATATTAATGATAGCAATATGATTGGTCCTTTGATTGTTAGCCCTATTGATATTTCAAACTCATTTAATATTATTGAATGTAAGTTTCCTGATGGCACTCAACAAGATTCATTTAATGCTTCTACTTTTGATTTGGCAGAACTTAACCCTAGTCTTTTATTTCCTAATGAGCCTGTCAATAAACAATCAGTAAGTCTTTATTTAACTAACAATTCTGTAACCGCTCAATATCTTGCTAATCGTATGCTTGAAGCGGCAAGAGAAGATTTGCAAATTCAATGCGAAATTAATTATATTGGGCTTGAACTAGAAGCAGGTGATATTGTTACGCTTACTAATGTAAATTATGGTTGGTCAGCTAAATTATTTAGAATACTTAAAGTTATTGAAAAGTTTGGTGACAATGCAACTGTAACTGCATCATTAAGTTTATCTGAATATAATCCACAAGTTTATGATGATTACAATGTTACGCAATTTACCCCTGCACCAAATTCAGGACTTCCTAGCCCTATTACTTTTGGCATAGTTTATCCGCCTGTAGTTATTGCTGAATATCCTACTATTACAAACCCTTCATTTACATTAAGAATACAAACATCAAGCGCAGGTATATCTAATTATGCAGAAATTTATTATTCAGCATATCAATACCCAACTGCTAGTCAATTAATATTTGCAGGCACTACTGAAACAAAACCTGCTGGCGTTCCTTATGTTAATGATAGTTATATGCCTGATGTTACTTTGTATAATATTCCCGCAGGCGATTGGTATTTCTTTGTTCGTATGGTTAATAACCTTGCATCAAGTCATTATTCATTAGCTTCAGATTTGTTAGAATGGCGACCTTCAACATTTCAATATCAATATCAATATTTATGCGTAGCTTATGCAGACGATATTACAGGCTCTACAAACTTTAGCTTTAGCCCTGCAAATAGACTTTATTATGGACTTTATAATGCGCCTGATGTTGATCCGCCTTCAGAACCTACACCGCCAAATGATCCTACTTTATATAAATGGTATTTAGCTGATCCTGATTTTAGCACTAATAGATACCTTGTTTATATAAACAGAACAGGTCGTAAGTTTAGCTTTGATACATACTTTGCTGATTATGCGGCAGGCACAGGCTCTTTTGTTCCAACATCAACTGCTCAATTTGATCCTAGATTATGGGCGGCATTACCTGATGGCACTAATGTTATTAACCTTGATACAGGCACAGGACAAGTCGTTAAAATTGGTAATAGATTTAGTAGTGGACAACTTGCGGTAAGTAATTTGCCTGATGGTCAATTATTTGTAGGTTTAGATCAATTCCTAGATTTTGGTGGTCCTACAACATTTACAGGTGCGGCATCAACAATAACCATTGATATTTATGGTCGTGTATTAGGGTTTACTGCGCCTGATGATTTTTACATGACTACTGCTAATTTTACTGCAACAAGTGGTCAAACTGTATTTAGTGTAACTAGAGATGCAAGTTATATTGTAGATCAATGTTTAGTATATTCAAATGGCGTATTATTAAACGCTTCAGAATATACAGATGCGGCATCAACTGTAACATTAGGCACAGGCGCAACTACAGGCACAAGAATTACTGTTATCTCATTTAGAGCTATATCAACTCAAGCATATTATGATAATAGTAACTTAACTGTTTCTAATGTTGCTACAACTGTGGTGACATGGGATTCAGCTACTATGCCACAACAAAATATTGTAGCAGGCGATTTAATGACTTTTTCAAATACAGGAACTCCTACTACTTATACAGTATCAAGCGTTAATTATTCAACTCGTCAAATAACATTTACAGGCACAGTAACCGCTTCCGTAGGCAATAAAATTTATACTTATAGAGCGGCGGCATCAAGTTATCGTGTATTTAGCAGATATGAAACTGATCTTACAAGCGCATCAATTTATACACCTACTTTATGGAATTTTCATAGTGGATATGAAACACCATATATTAATGGTATTGCTTTAACTGATCCTGATTATGATATTGTTTCAGGTGCATTTACTAACCTTCCTGCTAACGCTACAGGCAGATTGTCTATTATTCAATTTGGAAACGATAATACAACAACACCTATAGGAACACTTCAAAATGTGGTAACATATATGGTAAATGGACAAACTAATTACTCATTCCCATTTGTTGCAAGTGGACTTAATTTATACGGAAATGGTGTTATGTTAGTCAATGCAGTAGATTACACAGAAGGCACAAATTTATACGCATTAACAACGCCTTACACTACAAGCGTTGGAGTTTTATTACAACAATCACTTGCTCGCGCTGGTGCGGCATAAGGGGAAATAATGACACAAGCATTTAATTTATCTCAATTAGGCAATAACATAAATTCGTCAGGGCAGGTATCTTTAACTGCTGGTATAACAGGGACTTTACCTATCGCTAATGGTGGAACTAATTTAACTTCAGCAGGCACTTCAGGTTATGTAATGACATCTAATGGTTCTGCTTTTGTAATGTCAGCAAGTAGCGGCGGTCTTGGTGGTCAAACAGTATTTACATCAGGTGGAACATTTACAATTCCTGCTGGTAAAACTGTAGTAAAAGTTATTGTAATTGGTGCAGGTGGCGGTTCAGGCGGAATTTTTGGATATTGTTGTCAGCCTATTTCAGCTAATGGGGCATCAAGTGGTGGAGCGGCAGTTAAATATTTAACAGGTTTAACGCCTGGAAATACCTTGACTGTTTCTTGTGGAACAGGCGGAACTGCTGGAGTTGGAAGCGTAACTCCTACATCAGGCGGCACAGGTGGATCATCAAGTGTAGCATCAGGAACTCAATCTATAACTACAGTTTCAGCAACAGGCGGAGCTGGAAGCGCAGGAAGATATAATTCAACGACTTACGGTGGAGCTTTTAACGCACCAGGAACAGGATCAGGTGGCGATTATAATGTTAATGGAAATGTTCCAACCTACACAAATCCTAATACTATTTCCGTTCAAGCATCTGCACGAGGTGGAATAGCTCCTATTTTAGGTGGAAATGCAAGTATAGATGCTACAATATCAACAGGAGGAGCAGTTATTGGTGGCGCAGGAAGTTATGGTGCTGGAGGATCTGGCTCAAGTTCAGGTGGTAATAATTCCGCTTATAATGGAGCGATTGGTGGTGGTGGTATTGTAATATTTCAATATTAATTATGTCATATTCTAAAGCTACAAAACTTGCATTAAAATCAAAAAAAATATATTCTTCTATAGATTCTAATTGGCATTGTTATTATCATCATTTAAGTGGTGATGAATTAAAAGAACAAATATTAACTATTGCGTATAAACCTACGGATCAAATGAATAGTTGGTCTTTTAAAGATTTAACACCTTATTATAAAATGTATGAAGATGAAGGGCTTTTTAATTTTATAAAAGAAAAATATAATGTTGCTGAAAATGAAATTTATGAATGTATTAATTATATTAAAGATTTTTTTGATGATGCTAAAATTGAATATACAGGCAAACCATTTTTTAACAAGGAAATAACAATATGAAATATGCTTTAGTATGTAAAAATGAATCTAGAGAGCAAGGTTATAGAGTAGCTGATATTGCTGATGCTATTCCTTTTGAGCCTGCACCTGACCATATGTGGATTGAATGCAATGATGATTTATTAGCAGATGCTAAATGGTTTGATCCAGCAGATAATTCTTTTAAAGACTTTCCAATTCAGAAAGAAACTTTAGCCGCACCACATAACAATCAACCAACATCAACAGGAACAAAAACTATTTAATGGTTATTAATATTGGTCCTAATCATAAATTTACTTATGATGGCGCACAATTAAGCGTATTTCACGCAAATAAAGGCGAGGGATTGCCAAAGCATAGCCATTCTTATAGTCACGCTACTATTTGTCATAATGGTTCTTGTGTAATTCGCATGGAAGGCAAAGAAAAAATTATTACTAAACATGACGGTGCTTTTAATTTACCTGCTGGTGAATGGCATGAAATTGAAGCAAATGAAGATAATACAGTTTTTGTAAATGTATTCTCTGAAGATAAACAATAAGGTATAATATAAAACATAATTTCCGCATTGCGTCAGGAAAGATGCTTGCGTCATTAACCTAGTTAGGAAAAATTATGGCAATTTTTAATAAAAATACACTTGCTCAAGTAAGTGGTTTTGATAACCCAATTATAGCTGGTGAGCTTGTTTATAATCAAGCTACTTATTGGAATCTAGTTTTTACATCTAATGACTTACCTGTAGATTTAACAGGCGCTACAATCAACGCATCAATCATTCGCAGAGCCGTTACTAATATTAAAGATAGTCGTTATGGTCTAACCTTTGACATAGCTGATTACTCACCACCGCCAACCGCAGTTACTCTTACTATTACTAACAGAGTTAATGCCGCAGGAACATTTACACTTGTTATTGATGAAGGCTCATGGGGCGTTATAGCAAGTGATCCTGAATTAGATATTAATGCCGCAAATTGTGTAGGTTTTAGTGGTCGTATTAAAATATCATTCCCAGCAGTAGGCACTACACCCGCACAAGATTCTATTATCTTTTTATTATTCTTGGTTCGTTCTGATGGCGTAATAAATTAATTATGGCTACATTATCAATCACACCAGCACCAGCGAATGAGGTAGCCGTATCAGTCAATTCAACTGATGTAACACTATCTCAAGGCACTACTCTTAATGTTGAAGTAACACCTACACCAGCCACAACTGTCGTTGTTGATCGTGGAGTTACAGGCGCGTCAGGTTATTCAGGTTATTCAGGTTATAGTGGAGTTGGCGGAAGTGGAGCTTCAGGCGCATCAGGCTACAGTGGGTTTTCAGGATACAGTGGAGTTGGCATAAGTGGATACAGTGGTTATTCAGGAGCGCAAGGTGCTTCAGGTTTTAGCGGACAAAACGGAATAAATGGCACTTCAGGATTTAGTGGATTTTCAGGACAAAATGGTGCAAGCGGAATCAGTGGATATAGTGGACAAAACGGAACTAATGGCGTTTCAGGCACATCAGGTTTTTCAGGTTACAGTGGATCAGGAATTAGTGGTTACAGTGGCATCAACGGATTAAGTGGATATAGCGGACAAAACGGAACGGCAGGAATTAGTGGATATTCAGGCTATTCAGGTTTTAGCGGTGCAGTTGGCACAAGCGGATTTAGCGGACAAGATGGACAATCAGGATATAGCGGATTTAGTGGAACTAACGGATCTAACGGCGCGTCAGGTCAATCAGGTTATTCGGGATATTCAGGAAGTGGAATTAGCGGTTATAGTGGATTTAGTGGCATAAATGGTTTAAGCGGATATAGCGGAATAAATGGCGCATCAGGCTACAGTGGAATTAGCGGATTTTCAGGATTTAGTGGCGAGGTTGGAGCATCAGGATTTAGTGGGCAAAATGGCGTAAGTGGGATTAGTGGTTACAGTGGCGCAAACGGCACAAACGGAACTAGCGGTTTTAGCGGTTATTCAGGTTTTTCAGGAAGCGGCATAAGTGGTTATTCAGGCTTTAGCGGAATAAATGGCGAAAGCGGATATTCAGGAATAAATGGATAAAGCGGACTGTCAGGCTACAGTGGATATAGCGGAAATGTTGGCGCGTCAGGAATATCAGGATTCAGTGGATTCAGTGGGATTAGCGGATTCAGTGGAGCTAGCACAAGTGGATTTTCAGGTTATTCAGGCTATTCAGGTTACAGTGGCGCACAAGGTCAGTCATCAAGTTATTTTGAATATCATGCTCACACAAATACAACTTCAGGATATCCAGGCAATGGCGCAGTTGGCTGGAATAATGCAACTCAAGCAAGTGCAACTATAGTTAATGTTTCACATTTAACTGAAAACAATGTTGATATAGATATTTATTTATCTTTATTAACAGATACAGAACAATTTGTGGTTCAAGATGCAAACGCAAGTATTAATTCTCAAACTTGGCAAATTAGTGGCACACCAACTAATTACAATGCTGGCACTGCAACTTCCTATTGGGCTTATCCTGTTACTTTAGTATCAAGTAGCGGCACAGGCACTACAAATTTTGCAAACAATCATAATCTAATTTTAGCACTTGTTAATGGTGTATCAGGCATATCAGGTTACAGTGGA